CGCGTTATGCGTGCGCAAATGAAGCAAAAGTCTTTAAGCTTAGGACTATAAAAATCAAAGCGACCATTGTTAATCTTTACAATCAAACTGAAAGATCGTTGTGTCTCACATCGTTAAGTTGAGACGCCGTGTTGGACACGTAAAATCCACTTTGTACATTATGTAATATATTAGATAGAAGGTATTGAGTTTAGCTCGCCTTCAAAATTTTTCAAACACGAAAATGAGTAGTCATAAAATCGGGCAATAGCCCATAAAACTAACACGAAAATAGCGGGAGTTGTTCTCCCCCCAGTAACCAAGGATCTACTTGCTACCGGTATCCACGTACAATTTTTAAGCTAGTGCGTAGCAGCGCACTAGCGAAACCCAGCACACTGGTTGAGAGAAACTATGTGTATTTAGAATGACATCGTCATTTGAAGCCAGGAATGGAACCCCGGCGTACTTAAGTGTAAAACAGGAGGTTGGTAGCTCTCCCCCTGTGCAGATGGGCCCGAAGACCAGTTCAAATGACAACGTCCGTACTTGTACGTATACAGTTCTTTTTACACAGAATTTCAATCTTTGTGTGCCTTTTACACGTTATGACAAACGTGTTGATTTTCTCTCGGAAAGGTTTTTAAGAAAACCTTGGGCCAACCCACAGCTACCGAACGTTATATAAAGATCATACATCACCATTTCCCTAACGTTCGAACTAAATCATGCACTGCAATCCACGAAAACACCCTTCTGGCTCCGCCTTTACGAAGAGCGGAGTCCCGAAGACTTTCAATATCAATGCGCTGCAGAATAGAGATCTTAAGACTGGTATGAACGCCGTTCTACATGAGACAATGAAGTTGTCTCTTTCCGTCCATCACCTTGAAGAGTCTATGAGAAAAGATTCTCTCCACCTGTCACAGTCACTAGATAAAACTTTTGACTACAAGAGCTATGCTCCCCTTGAAGAGAGGGCCCTTTTATTAGGTCTTCGACTCAAAATCATTGAAATTAAGAGGAAAACGCCGTACGCGGCGGAATACGTCAAGTCTTGCAGATATGTCATCAAAGACAAATTTCTTGGGACTATTGACGTCACAGACCAATTCAAGAGTTTACTTAATCCTGATTTGGTCTCTACCGTTTCTATTGGTAGAGTCAGGCTGGTTAGAAAATCAGCAACCGTAAAGGCTTTATTGTCAACAATGCCTCTCAATGTTTATCCGAACGCAATCAAAATGGATATCATTGAGAAGAAGATGTTTGATGACTATATAAGTGCAGGCGAGATTAATGTCGTCCCCGATATGGTTGAGATGCTCAGACAGCTGCGAAGCGCCATCATTAGGTATCCTACTAAGGCTAGTAATAGCTCTGGTGTGGACCTTAGGAGGCGTAAGAGGTTTGCTCTAGAGGTCGTCGAATCGCTTAACAGCAGATTCAAAGAGTGGAAGTTACAAGGACCCCTTTCCGGGTTACTGAATTTCCCTGACTTATCTTCTTTTACGAACATCTTTAGTTCCGGTAAATTTACACTGGAGCATGAAGTTGGGGATAAAACAGCGGGCTTGGTTGACGACGTTCTCGGCACACTTAAAAGCAGTGCTTCAGAGTTATCGCATTCTATTGATTCGGTCAGAGATATGCTCTCTGGAGTTTTAGATAGCCTTAAAGTGCCTTTAGTGGTACTTCTTATGGCTTGTGCAGCCTTGTTGGCGTGTAGAGCAGGCTTTATTACAGCTAATGTAGTCACCTTAGGGTTGACATTTATCAGCTGTGCGCTTACCTACTTTGCAGCTCCTCTTAGGGTTTATATAACACCTGTGCTGGATGCTTTGAAGGCATATCTTTTACCCACCAAGGAACCTGAACAGTTTGTTTTGCAGACAGGAGGTTTGGACTTGGTAGTTGATGCGTTGTGTGGCTTTGCATTCCACGGTGTTTTCAGCAACAAGATTAGCCAAGGAGGCCTGACAGCTTTCTTGACCGCTAGTTCTGCTATGAAGAAATATCGTGAAGGTGCTCAGTTCACCATACAGTGGGTTAGCACAATGCTTTCGGAGTTTTATGAGTGGGTTGTTGAACTCATGGGCAAACCAGGGTGGTCGTTTTCAGCGATTAGCCCCACTCAAGCCTTGAGAAATGAGGTCAATCAGTTGATCGATGATATAGATAAGGATGGTATGTTTACCAGGAACCGTAGGTTTCGTTATGAGTCATTGAGAATGGCTGCTAGGGAGCTTCAAGCAAAATTTTTACATGCTACTAAGGATGTTAGAGATACTGAAGGTCGAGCAGTTGACATGATTCTTCATGCATTAACCAAGCTCAATCGCTTTGCTTTACCTGATAATAATGAGTGTCAAACGAGGACAGAGACCGTAGGAATTAATTTCTTAGGTCCAACTGGCCTCGGTAAGACGCTTATGACAGCAGACATAGCCACGCAAGTGTGTATGGAGAGTGCTAAGGGTGACCCAGAGCTTTCAGCCTATTTTGTCAGGAATCCGGAGACCCTGGTTCATATCTACGATCCTTTTGCCAATTTCCAGTCTGGCTACAGAAAGCAGTTTGCAGTTTGTATAGACGATGCATTGGCCATGCGCAACGGTACGCCATCAGCGCAAGGAGACACCAGTTTGTATGCCATCCTTAAGTATGTAGGAGCGTTGCAAGTGGATGTTGAGCAAGCCGCGATAGAGGATAAAGGAAAAGTTACTTTTGATAGTAGGATTCTTATAATATCCACTAATGCGGTTCGTCTCGATCTGCCTGATTTGACCCACCCTGCAGCAGTCGCGCGTAGGTTCTCTACCTACATGGTGTGGGTCAAGGACGAGTTCTGCATGAATCCGGAGGAGACCAATCCCATGAATCGTAGGCTAGACACCACTAAACTACCCAGAGTGGGGACAGAGTCAATTATGACATGGCCTCACCTGGAGTTTGTTTTGTGGAACTGGCTAGATGGTTCAGCTGTAGAAGGTGTAGCTAAGAGCACTTATGCCGAGGTTATTACTCACTCGGCTAATAGAGTAGCTATCAACGTAGAGAAGTACAAGGATTTTAGTACATATCTCAGAGGGTTGGCTGCTACCATTCACAAGAAGAATCATGGAGATATGGTTCTGCAAGCGGGACTCCCTGAGGAAGCTGAGACTTGCCCTACCTCTTGTAGGTTAGTCGAATATGTCGATTACTGCAATGAGGGTGGACAGTATGCGGATTATTTCGCCGGTATTGTCGCCCGTAGAGCTAGTTTTACCAATTGGGAGCAACTTTACTTTTCTGTGTGGTTGTGGCTATTTGCTGCTTTATGGTTTTTGTCGTTATGGTACGCCATTTGCACTCGCTCTGTCAACAAATTACAGATTTTGGGCTTGTTAGCTTACCACTTCCGTGGTAGCTTTAGCTCTTTGCCATGTACTATTGATAGCCTTTGGGGCTTTTTGGCCCTCTTAGGAGGCCATTTAGTTTTGTTAGTTACACACTTGTTGTGGGCTCTCTTTGCTTATTTGGCCCGCCCTCGGCCGGTGGTGACTTTACCAGAGATACCATTTGCTGCGTTGCCACCTCAAGTCCAGCTTCAGTCTGGTATCACATCGGCTTACGACCCCTACCCTCAATTGTATATTTTTGAGGACTTTTTCCCGGAGTTGTCGGGCGAAGTGGAGCTTTTTGAGTGGCAGAGTCCTAGGATAGAGTATCAAACTTACGAAGTTGAGCCGGATATATTCCAGCTCCAAGTGGGAAAGAAACCGGCTAGGAAAGCTAGTCCGCAGGAGGAAGCTTATTACAGGGCTTTGTGTAAGTTAGATGAGAAGAAATTCATGGATATGATTAAGACAGCTACTGTGACGCCTGAGGATTTTCCTGCTATATGTGAGGAGTTCGCTCGTACATGTTTAGCGAACGGTTTGGCTGCTAGGCGCCGTTTTAGAGAAGAAGAGGAGTTTGTCCAACCTTCTGACCCCCCAGTAGAGGAGGAGAGTATATATTCTGTTACCTCCTACATTCGAGGGTCTTTCAAGAGTTTTCAAGACCTTTTCAGTCGAACCCCCGTTATAAAGGGGGTTCTCGCTATCACTGGCGTCGCAGCAGTTATTTTCACTTTGTTGATGGGCGGTTTTTCTGCACAATCAGGAAATGTAAAGCCTGCCAAGAAAGCCCGGTCGCGCTATGCTAAGAAGAACATTAAGAACGTTTTTGTTAAGCAAGGTGCTAGTCTTTCTCAAAATTTTGAGGAGCGGCATGAGGCCGTAGTTCGCAAGAATGTTTTCACGGTTAAGTGCGGTTCCCGTATTTTTGGTACGGCCACTGGCATTCGTGGTAGGGCTTTGATGATGCCGATGCATTTCGGCGACATTTTACGTTCTGAAGACCAAGATGCGACAGTTAGTTTCGAGGGCACTCAGCAAACGTTTTCCATGTCTGTGAGGGACTTCTGCAATTGTCTTTGGATAGCAGAAGAGCATTATGAAGATGAAGAGTCTCTGTTGGATGAACCTTGGTCTACAAGGACAGACTTGTTGTTTGTCAAGTTGCCCAAGACTTGCCCCCAGTTTAAAGACATTTCAGATCTTTTTATTTCTGAGGACCAGCTCGGTCGTTTTAAGACTTTCAATGCCATCTTCTCAAAACCCAAGTTCTCTCTGGGTTGTAAAGCCCGTATTAACGGGCACTTTGAGATGGATGATGAGCATGGAGGCACTTTCATGACCGATAGTTCAGTCAGGTACGACTGTAAGACAAGAGTCGGTGACTGCGGCAATTTGCTGTGGGTCGCCGATTCTTCAACACCTATCCCTTATATAGTGTCTATGCATGTTGCCGGTAACAACAGCAACGTGGGCATGGGTATTACCTTGACAAAGGAGATGGTTAGAGTCTATCTTGACGCTATTGTTGAAGAGGAGATTGATGCCCTCAAAGAAGAATCGCTAGTGTCACTTCAAAGTGGCGACTTTGGTTATCAAGTTTTGAGGGAAGAGAAGGCCATCAACAATTCACCGCATCATAATTTAATTAAGGCTGAAACTTTTGGTCAGATTTTTCCGACCACCAAGGTTCTTTCCATGCTCAGGCCCACCGAAATAGATGGGGTTCTTATAGACCCTATGGAGGTGGCTCGTTCCAAGTATGGCAAGACCCAGCAGTTGTTCGACCTTGATAGGCTTGACGCGGTTGCTGAGCATGTCTCTCATAAGATAGTATCTAATATGGGGGACTATTCTGTGCCCGAGGTGTGGTCAAAGGTTGAAGCGGTTAAAGGCAGGGAAGATGTTCCCCGTATGCCTATAAAGACTTCTTGCGGTTGGCCCTTAAATATTGAACACAAGGGTAAGAGCGATTTCTTTGGCTCTGGAGAAGAGCTTAATTTCACTTCCAAGTGTTGTCAGGAACTGTTCTCAGATATAGATCGACAAATTTTGTTGATATTGTCAGGGGGTAGTCCTGAACATGTTTTCATGGACTTTCTCAAGCCGGAGACTAGGGAGTATGAGAAGTATAAGAAGGGTGCAACGCGCATGATTAGTGCAGGTCCTTTGGACTTGGCTATCATAACGCGTATGTACTTTGGTTCTTTGCTCTCTGAGACTTCTAAGAGTCGTGTTCAGAACGGCTTTGCTCTGGGTGTTAACCCTTATAAAGAGTGGGGTATGGTATATCACAAACACACCCGTAAGTCTCGTGGGCGCTATAGTCTAGATGGCGATTATGCCAACTATGATGGCTCTCAAGAGGCCGAGCTTATTATGAGGTTCAAAGTTTTTGTTAGGATGTTCTATTATAATGGGACCGCTGAGGAGCACAAGGTTAGAGACTGGGTTATAGATAGGTTGGCTCGTTCTATTCACATAGTTAATGTTGATGGAGTCGCTTATGTCTATGTCTGGGAAGGTTCCAATTCTTCCGGCGGTGTTCTGACCACCTTGCTCAATATGTTCTTGAATCACTTGGCCATTACTTATGGCTATAGTGTAAATTTGCAACCCGTTAAGGGCTCTGGTTACAACTTCGGCTTTACCGATTGTATGGACATCACCGTTTTTGGTGATGATAACCTCATATCGGTAGCGGAGAGTTTGGCCAAACGAGTCCTGCCACGAGACTTCGCCGCGGCTTTGACCGCGGTGGGACTCAAGTACACTGGTGCAGATAAGAAGGAGCTAGGTTCTGAGTATAAGAGTATAACTGACTGTACTTTTCTGAAGAGGGGGATTTCTTACTCCCCTGAGTATGTGGCAGCGCCCCTGGAACTGGCGTCTATTTTCCAACCCCTCAATTGGTGCAGTAAAACTGCTACTATTGAGGAAAGAAGGTTGGTTATAGAGTCGGTGCTAGGCGAGCTCGCGTTGCATGGCAAAGAGGTTTATGATCATTGGGCTCCCAAGGTTGTCACTCTTTGCACTCCGTTGTACGGCCATCTGGTCCGTTCAACGTATGATAGAGCACTATCCGATATAAAGGGTAGTGACTTTATTTATTAGGGTTTAGCCTTTTAGGCAGAGTAGGTCAACTCACCCTTTTTGACCAAATCCCGAAAGGGGACCCCGCACGATTGTAAATATGCGCCAGTATCGTGCGCGGAATCTGGTTGCAATACAACATGAATTCCACTTCTTCCAACATAACTTTAACCACCGAAGCCACCACGACATTTTTCGATGATGGCGCAGCCGAAAAGGTTGCATTTGTACATAAAGATCCTGTAGATAATACCGAGGTGCGCCTCCAGGACATTAGAGATTTCCTAGGGAAACCCCGTTGCCTCAACACTACGGGTGCCACGAGCACCTGGGCAGCTACAGATCTGTTGAGTGCGCAGTTGTTCCAATCTGATCCAGATGTGGAGCTTAAAACTATCGCTCAATGGACTGCAAAGACACAAGGTTTTGCCCTTTTCAGGGGCACCGCTGTCTACAGGGTTTCATTGAATGCTACGCCCTTTCATCAGGGTAAGCTGTTGCTGCATTTCTTGCCTCAGTATACTGAGGCTGCAGCAGCAGGAGACATAGGTTACGATGATCACAACTTCAATATTGTGACCAAGAGCCAGCAGCCTCATGTGGAGCTTGATTGTAGAGACTCAGTCGCTATAATAAAGATACCGTATGTGGGGCCTAGCACTTGGTTACATTTGCAAGGTTTCACAGAGAGTTTCTCGTGGGGTCGTTTCTTTGTTTCAGTGTTGGCGCCGCTTAAAGCGGGCACCGCAGCCATTCAGAATATTGAGTACTCCGTCTTCTTACATTATGAAGATGTTGAGTTATCGGCCCCTTACACTTTGCAAGCAGGCAAGCGTCTAGTTACATCCAGAGGTAAAACTGCTATAGCAGATGTAGAGGCCACTTCTTTGGCTAGTGGTTCCACTATCAGTGGCGCCATGGCTGCTGTTGGTAAAGCGGCTACGAATTTGTCGGCAATACCGATGATAAGTTCAGTAGCATCCTCAGCAGCCTGGGTAGCCAATGCCCTTTCAGCTACTGCGTCGTATTTTGGTTTTTCTAAACCTTTGAATGACACAGCCAGTATGACTGTGGCTAGGCAAGTGCAGAGGTATATGGCTACAGCGGATGGGTGTGATAATTCCTATCCTCTGTCTGTTTCGTCATGTAACTCTTTGAATGTTACTCCTGATTATTCTTTGACTGATGAGGATGAAATGAGCTTAAAGTTTTTGGTCTCAGTTCCAGCTTATGTGCCTGCAGTTAGGGGAACCGGCTTTCAAGCTGGTTTCACTTTTAGCACATCGCAGGCAAAAGGGACCGAGATTTTTAACAGGGCTATGGATCCTCAAGGTTTCTTCCAATCTAATATTCAGACGGTTAACGCAGTCAATAAGAACTTCTTTACTTCACCACCGATCACGCAGATGGCGTACATGTTCGGCCAGTATAGAGGCTCTTTTATGGTTCATTTTCGTATGGCCAAGACTGATTTCCATAGTGGCAGGTTGTTGGTAACCTGGACTCCCTCGATGGTGGCTGCGGCCGGGCCTACGGTGGCCGGCTCTATGCTATCGCTGAGGGAAGTGGTTGATATAAGGGAGAGTGCTGATATAACAATTCAGCTGCCTTATATGTTAGCCCAAGATTATGCGTTTACTAATAGACCTAGCGGCATTTTGTCAGTTAGAGTCTTGAATGAGTTGGTTTGCCCGGAAACCTGTAACCCGGTCATAGACATCCTTTGGGGTGTCTGTGGCGGGCCAGATTTCGAGTTTGCAGCTCCTTCTAGTATGCCTAGTACCGTGATGAGACCGTTTATTTTGCAGTCTGGTACAGGTACATGCGCTTCTGAGTGTATAGGTAATTCGTCCACTAATTCAGAAGTTGTTTACCACGCCGAGAGGTGTGTAGGTGAGAAGATAACATCAATCCGACAACTTTTGAAAAGGAACAATCAATTGTTCTTTGTGAACGCGTTACCTGCCAATGGTTTGGCTATTTGGCCTTTTAATATAGGTTGCTTCTTCCAGAATCCGGCAGGTGTTACGCAGCCCCCATTGTTCGGAGGTGATCTGCTAGCAGTTTTTGCGCCAATGTTTAGGTATTATAGAGGCAGTGTACGCCTCGCTTTTCAGTCCGACATAACGCAGACGGCATCGACCACGCTTTTTGCGATGGTTGATCCTGGTAGGTATTCCACAGCGGGCAGCACTCTGCAGTCTGCAGGTTTAACCCAATTAAATGGGTTGAATGTTCCTGTCAATTTTGCAGCAGCGCCCGTTGGGGTTTCTACTTTAGTTTCGAATGGTTCTGTAGTGGTGGATGGCAATGGCCTTTATCCTTTGTCGGTCCCTTACTACTCTCAAACCCCCATTTCTTTGATTCATACTCTCACTGATGATACTTTGCCGGAAGACGGAGGCCTTCAGTTGTGTTCTCAATCACGTTCCATTGTGGTAGCCAGAGGGGCCACCACAGCTGGTTTGAGTATGTTCAGAGCGATTGGTGAAGATTACAATCTGAGTTATTTCGTGGGGACTAGACCCTGGATAGTCAACTAAACCCCTGAAGTGTGTAGTGCACACACTTCTTGTATTTAAAGCACGCATGAGACCTAATGCCAAACTAGGGCCTCATTAAATTATATTTGGACTTAACGCAAAGCGCGTGTGTTGAGTGATTAAAGCGCAATTCCTGAAAGTTAGTGAACTATTTTCAGGTCTTATTTTCAGTTCATTACTCGGGTCCTCGTTTTAAATTTTTAGGGGAGCCGGGTAGGTAAGACTCTTTGAAGTTCCGACCGCATAGTGCAGTCCGTCCTGAGAGCGCCATAAAACTGGTCGTTCGTTGGTACAGTTAACAGCTGTCATCAACTTTTATATAGC